TTCAATATAGGAGGTGTTATTCTGAAGATAGATAGTATCTCCAGGTTTCCTAGATTTTAACGTATTGTTGGCTTGAGATAAAGCAATTTCTGGAGGAAATGGACTCGATGAATCTCCTTGATCTTCTTCAGCAATTAACTCACTTGATGGATTATTTAATGACAGAATCCAATTAGTTCTAGATCGTCCAGTAGATACTGGATTAGCGAAAATAATACCAGAGTCAATACGTGCTACCAACTCAACAATAATCACATTGATTTGCTTGATGATAGCAATCCCTAACTTTTTATTTCTCCCTGCGACTGCTGATAGAGGCATCCCTGGCATTTACTTTTTCCCCTTAGACCTTCCTACTGGTTTTTTCTTTGCAAGATTGGTTTTCTTTTCCTGTTTGTTAGCTTGGTAATTAAGATAGGCATTATCTAATGAACGAACCAGAAAGAAAAAATCTAACTTAGATTCACCATGAATATTGAACACTTCACAGTAGATATTCATGGCAGTCCAAGGTATCGGACCTTCGGACATACCAATAGTCCTACAAGAGGTAAGTTCAAGGAACCCATCATAGATAGTTTCCAACCCCATTCGTATCTCTGGAGCATTTTTAATCTTGTCGGGAAAGTCTCTATTCTCTCGAAAACATTGTTCTATAATTTTCTTTTCAACGGGCTCCTGCTCAAAATGATAGAGTAGGAACCTCTCTAGTTTTTTGCGTCTTCTTCAAGCTCCCCTATTCGATAATTTGAAAGGGTTGTGGCTTGTTCAGATAAATCAATGAATAGATCAGGGAGTCTTTTAAAGACCTTTAACACGTTTGCTTTGTTGAATGCTTGAAGTGATTTGTCTTCAGAAAGAATCCCTGACTTCCATTCATTTTCATCAATCTTTGTTTGCCAATCTATGATGCACGTTTCCACAAAGGCATCCATCATCATCTTTTCAGCTAAATCGTTATCCATTGTTTTAGTCTGAATGGCTCTACGGTAGGGTTTGGCTTTAGCCTCTAGAATTCTTCCATAGCGTTTGTTAGATCCACCAGACCGAGCTAACTTGACTCGAAAACTTCCATAGTCAATGTACACACCATCTTTCTCTAGAGTCTCATCTGTCTCAAATAAATCATACATATCCTGCATTGGATATATCTCCCATATTGAAAGGTTAAAAAACTGTGAGAAGTATGTGAGGATATGGGAAGGGGAACTCCTTATTGTGAGTTCCCCCTTGAATTATTCAGCAGCCGTTGGTAAATAATCAAAGAACACAAACATTAACGTGTGGTCTAAGTTTGGATCTAACTTCGCACCAGTAGCAGCATCCATATTCAATGGAATCGTAATCGCTTCATCTTGTTCGACATTCAATCGACCATCACCCAAAGTCAGTAAAGGCATGTCCATAGCGATTCCAGCATTGGCTTTCGCTAAGATCATGTCAATGGTTACATCTGCATTCGCCCTAACTGCATCAATGGAAGAGGTGTTGGAAAAGTAAGCCGTTAAGCTACCTCCAACCTGGAATGTACCAGCCGTAATGTCAAAGGCTCCAAGTACACTGATAGCCTTGTTAGGATTCAGATTGTTGTTAATCGTAATTTCCAACTCTGTCATAAAGGCAAACAAAGGAGTTGGAGCTTCAGAGGTGAGACTAACCACAGCCATTTTTAATCTTGTGAAATCAGAACTGGTATTGAATGCATCGGCTTCAACGATTGTAGGACGAGTTCCTGTCTTCAATGCAGTCGGACCATCAAGAGTTTCCTGATCCGTTCCAATCCATCCAAGATTGACCAACACCTTATCAGCCGTTCCTACACTGATACTCATTTCACCAGGAACTTGACCAATCAGGTATTCAGCCTGAATTTGACTTGGGCTTGCATCATCAGGAGCTCCAAGCTGTCGTTCCAATTGATAGGACCGTCGAACGATGGTAGTCTTGGTGTTCTGATTCTTTAACACTCGACCAAAGAACATTTGAATCGTTTCTGTGGTAGAGGCTTCAGTCACCATAGCCAAATCAGACTTATCAATTTCAAGTGAAGTTGCAGCAATAGATTTGATTCGTTTGAATCCATTGTTTGCTGCTGTGGTAAAGGCCAATGCTGCTAAGTCTCCACCAACAAAGATGAACTCACCCACATTCAGTCCAAGTGTGGTGAAGTCTACTGTGGTAGAAGTGTACCGAGCAAAATTACCAGTGTCATCAACATCAATATCTCCAGCCGTTGCTTGGAGCCCAACATTGACGATCAGGGCAGTAGCAGGAGGAGTTTCCGTTACCAGTGAGGAGCCGAGAACTTCAAGGGTTACATCCGTTACAATAGCCGTAACCTCATGGAGCCCATTGTTTGCAGCATTCACAAAGCCAGTGACAAAGATCAGACTCCCAACTAGGAATCCTGCTGTCTCCGCTACATCAAACAGATCCGTAGTTCCTGTGGCTTCAGTTGGAACTTCCTCACCCTTGCGTAAGAAATCCGCAAACATAAAGCCTTGCATAATGGATTGAATATTACTTTGGGTTAGATCAGTCTCAAATCCACCAGACGCATCAAGATCCACAACTACACCTTTCTTTCTCTGCCTGGATTGGTTAATCGGGTTTCGAGCAACCACAGTAATTTCACCACCAAAATCATCGTAGGAGTTAGGTTCATAGACCAACCAATCAGGGGTTCCTGGTAGTACACCCAAGGTTGCTTCTTCAGCTATCCTAAGCTCCGTACAATTTGAATCAATTTTGTTTACCTGAGCCATGTTACAATCTCCTTTTAAGGTTTACTTGATTTCGTCATATTCAAATTCAGCTAGGATATTAGCTTGGAACCATCCACCGGAAGGTCCGATTTCATTTAATCGAACTTCCCTGAACCATACCCCCAATGGGCTTTTCTTACCTTCAAAAGTATCTAACACAATTTTATATAAACTGTCAGCAATAGACAACCCTGTACCTAAAGGAGTAAAAACCTGCACCGTAACTAAACCCTCTCTGGTCCAAGGGGTTGTATTGGGTAGTCCTTGTGGATTGCCTCTTAGGGCTGCTTGTCCTCCTAGAACATGTTGCACATTCACCCTCGCCCAAGAAGTAGGATTACCGGCTGCATCGTTCGTTTGTGGAACCTGCTGTTTAGCATTCCAAAAGAGAAGAGGCAAATTCTCTGATGGACTTCCAACAGCAGTCCAAGCGGTATTGACTAAGGTGAGAATATCATTTCGGGCTTCCGTAACTGTTAAATTACTACTCACCGTTCCACCTCAACAAAATATACTATTCTATCTGATCCTGGTTTCAGTGTTTCGACTTGGACAATTTTCCATCTCACTGTTCCATCAATCACTTCATCATATTGTTCAAACTCAACATCAACATGTGCAACACCTGGAGCAAGAATAATAATCTGCTTCGCTCGATCACTCATCCCTGGTTTGATCGTTTGAAGCCCAAGTTCAACAGAAGAACTCGGAGGAACAAACACTCCTTTGAGAGTAATGGAGCTTTCAGGATCTACCCTTGGGGTTGCTGCTCCTTCCCAAGGCTTTGTGGGATCAGCAACCACTTCATCAAGTTTGACAAAGGTTATATTCCTACCAAACTTATCAACCAGTTTCTTTGCTTTTTTAGAAACTCCTGAGTAATCGAAAGCCATTATGCCCTACTCAAATCTCTAGAATTGCTAGGGATTAACAACTCACTCATCCATAGATCAGCTTCAGGATAATCATTAAGACTGTTTGTAGCTATGATGGAGGAACCTCCTGATTTTTTGATGGTGTTTTCAATTTCAATAGGACCAATCTTTGTAAAGTTTGCATCAATTCCAGTGTCCTCATTGTCTGGAGCGAGTTGGTCATTGTCTAGAGCCCGTAAAGCATATTCAGATGTAGCTTTTTGAAGTTGTGAGGGAATTACATCCAACACATAATCATCATCGTCAAAGGCATCAAGCCTAGGCCATTCCAACCCTTGATCTTTGTTTTGTCGAAAACCCCTGAACTGTCTACCAAAACGTTTGTCAATGTAATCTGAAGCTCTAACTAAAAACCGTTGACGGTCTAAGGTGGGAAGTCCAACCCATGTGAGTTGACCCCTATCTTCATGGTATTCATCAGCAAACGCTAGAGTGACATAGGAATTAGCTCCGTCTACACCTGTTCCATCTTCTACAGTGAATGCCATTCAAGATAGTCTCCTTTCAACATTATGAAACCTTAGATAGGTTTCTCACAGATACGTCTATATCCCATGTCGCTTTTCCTGTGGTGTTAAAGGTCATTTTAAACGTTGCTCTGTGTACCTCTGTATCTAAAGCAGAGTTCACAATAATATTGTCTGCCTCTTGCATAGTCCAAATTAAAATCCCAGCAGAATCCACAGTCACATTATTAGTATTTAACACATCCTGATCATCCCTTGCATTAATAATGGTTGCACCAGGGATTTCACATAATGTTAGCGTTAAAGAAACAATATTGGCTGCTGGGATAATATCCCCATTTTCATCCGTGAGAGGATCAGCAGTATACTTAGCTGTACTTTTCTCATTAACTACTGTGGTGAATGTTGTAGGGCTTACTGCCATTGTAAAGCCTTATGCAAACGTAGCAGTTAAGGCACCAATCGCAAACTTAGGAGCTTGATCCCCATCATTAACAACTCTAGAAGCTGTTAGAGAAGCATAACTAAACATGGTAGCTACACCAGTGGCTCTATCAACTTGGGCAAAGGATATAATCGTTCCCCAATTACCACCACTAGGAGCAGGAAACGTAATATCAGCTGCATTGTCTGTTTGTCCATCTGATCCATCGGTATCAGTCCAGTTGGCATCTAAGGGTTGATGAGCGGTTCTTGCATAGGCTCCACCAGTGACTTCTGTTCCTCCCCCTGTTTCTCCAGGAGCCCCTGTAAACAATGCAATAAAGATAGGCTGTTGGACTGGTCCCACAGCACAAGTTACCCATGTTACACTTCCTGAATCCGTCACCTCTGAACCAATCACTGAACTGAAGGCTGGTTCTGATCCTGAAGAGGTTCCAGCTACAACACATTTGAATATTCTGTCATTCCATGTTGAAGATTGCACAAGATCACCAACAGAATACGCGATAGTTGCCCAATCTGCTATGGTTTGCTGTCCTGTTCGATAAAATCCATTGATCAAATCATTCTCAGCGGAATCAGTCAAGGCAGTCCCAAATAGAATGGGGAGACCATATAAAGCTGAAATAGGATCTATAAGATAAGACAATCCTATAATCAGAGCCATCGTTCCCATTTTCAAGATGGATCTATCTGAATAATTTCCTCCTTGGTAATGGACTCCCTCTGGTTGAACACCATGAAACCATCTAGCCGCACGTTGAATATCACTTTCAGAATATTCACTCGGCCAATGATAGACTGCTTCACCATAGCGAACGATCAATAAAGCTGTCAGCCAGTTTTCATATATACATTGATGGACTTTGACTGTAGGCCCATATTTTGCTGCCATATATCCAGCCCATTCCTGTAAAACTTTTGGAACAGGTATCTTATTAGTCAGATCAGCATAGGTTTCTTTTAGCCCTTCGGCCATACAAATACCAGAATCTTTGGGTGTGGATACCATAACTTCAAGTCTCCTTAAGATAAGATTGTTTCAGCGTCAATAGTATAAGTCTCAAGTAATTCAGAGTCAACAAAAGGCGTTGTTAGCAGTTCTCCAGATAGTATTAGGACTTGCCCACCAGAAACGACAATGGTGAGATTCCCAGTGATAATTAAGGAGTAAACAAAATCTCCAGCAAACACTGTTCCTATTTGAAGATCTCCATTTTTGGTTAAAGAGTAGATTAAATCTCCAGCTAATAATTTTCCTATTTGAAGATCTCCGGTTTTTGTGAGGGAGTAGACTAAAGCTCCAGCTAACGGAGCTTGCGCTGTCAGTGTGCCAGTCTTATTGAGGGAATAAACTAAATCTCCAGCTAAGAAATCTCCTCTTTGTAAATCTCCTGTTTTTGTGAGGGAGTAAACTAAATCTCCAGCTAGTAAAGTGGCTACAGCTAAATCTCCTGTCTGAGTTAACGAGTAAATCAAATCCCCCGCTAAGAATTTCCCTATGATCAAATCTCCAGTATGAGTTAAGGAGTAGATCAAATCTCCCGCTAATATAGCCTGTAAAGTAAGATCTCCGACATGGGTAAGGGAATAAACTAAATCTCCAGCTAATAGTTTTCCTATTTGAAGATCTCCTGTTTTTGTGAGGGAGTAGACTAGATCTCCAGCTAATGCTATATCTAGGATTAAATCTCCGGTTTTTGTAAGGGAATAGATTAAATCTCCAGCTAGTAGTGTCGCTACTGATAAATCTCCAACATAGGTAAGGGAGTAAACTAAATCTCCAGCTAATAGTTTTCCTATTTGAAGATCTCCGGTTTTTGTAAGGGAATAGACTAGATCTCCAGCTAATAGTTTTCCTATTTGAAGATCTCCTGTTTTTGTGAGGGAGTAGACTAGATCTCCAGCTAATGCTATATCTAGGATTAAATCTCCGGTATGAATCAGGGAATAGATCAAGTCACCAGCTAACAGATCTCCTTTAATCAAATCACCAGTATGGGTCAGTGAATAGGTCAAATCTCCAGCGAGTAAGTCACCTTTGATTAGATCACCAGTCTGAACCAGGGAATATGTTAATGCCCCAGCTAAAGCTGCTGGTCCTTTACCATGTGTCCACCTGACTGAACGAAACCGATGGTAATGGATTGTGGGCCTAAAAATGCCCATGCCTTTTACCCTCTTTCTTCAAATGTGAACGTTCCTGAAATATCCATCGGGCTTGCTGGCACATCGGGGATTTCTACAGTGATTCGACGGTTGAAAACCTCTATCATCTCTTCTGGAATTGGTCGGTAGATGAATCCAATCTGCATGTTGGGACATTCCTCGTAAATATCTGTTCCACCTGTCCCAGCCGTGGTGTCATTTCTTCTAGCTGAAAAATCGGATGCTGGTGTACCATCTTGTGTTGCTGCTGGAGTAACAGCAGCACCTCCTGTACCAGCAGCAGCACCAACTTTGATAATGAACCGAAGGGAAATGGCAGCAGCATCCCCAACGTCAGAATCTTGAGTGATAATGGCACTCATCAATTTCAAAGAATGCGTTGCGCCAGCCACAGCCGACATAATATCTTGTGCAGCCGCAACTGCAAGATTCGGAACCACCACTGTATAAATTCGTCCCATGATTTTAACTCCTATCTGTTAAGTAAGTGAGCCATTTGTTTTGTCCTGGAAGGCCACGTTTGACCACCTCCTGCTACCGTAAAGTCAATATTCAACACGGCTGGAGCGCCTGTGCTGTGGTTCCAATCATAGACTACCGCCGCTCTATTGTTCGCCACTGTGTCGTTATCAATGGCTACGCGCAGCGAATGGGTATCATCCCAGTCCACGTCATCCACACGGGGTTGAATCGCTGTCTTAATATCTACCGTGTCAAACGTATTTCCCGCCCCAGGATCACTTGGATCCCAATCAATCCCCGCAATGGTCCCATTAGCAATCGTGTCATCTGGCCGGTTGCCTGCGCTATCTGCCCATATCCCAGGATCATCCGTATCTTCGACATAAATCAGAAGTTCGGGGGAACCTGACCAATCAGCCTGCTCAAATGTAATGATGGCCTGATCCACCGTTACCCCGTTATCCAACCCCACAGCGTCAAACCGAAACCCAGCTTGAAAAAGAATCGAACCCCTTTTTCCCATCGAGTCAAAGTTCGGCCCGTAGTAACCATTGATACGAAAGGCGGCAAAAGCTGGGGCAAAATCACAATCATCATCAGTTGAGGTGGGAGAAACCGGCGTAATGGATGGGTCAAACAGCAGCGGTCCTGCCCGTAGGCCATTCAGTATGCCTACTTTCGCACCTGTGAATAAAAAATTACCCCCATTGAATTGGTTGTCCGTATCTTTCCAAAAGCGTTTGTTCAACCGAGCGGTTTCCCGTTGATCATCTGCCCCCGTTCCTGGCACAGACACAATATCTGTTGGCATAATACCTAGAACTTCATCTAAAGCCGTTTCAAAGGAAAATATCTCATCACCATCATCGGTGAAATCATCATTAGAACTCACTTCTATACCATTCTGCTTCAATTTAGGTACATTCGTATAATCTAGCTCAAAAGCTAGCCCGAACCACGTTTGGCCTATAGGTGTCGTGGGAGGCGCGTTCGCCTGAATCCATTCTCGTGCAATTTGATTCAACTGAACATCAACTCGTAATTGTGTCAGGTCAGCGCGAATAATCAAATCCACGCTACCTCCCCCTGGTGTTGCCCAAATATCCGTCCATGTGGCTGTTGTTGCCAACACAATCTCCTGGCCTTCAATTATGACTCTCTTTTGAACCTGTGATAAGTTAGCTCTATTGTAGGTTGGATTCCCCCCAACACCCTGCCATGCCCTAGTGGGTTTATGTAGATATCCAATACCCCGCAGTTTCATCATCACCCAATGCTGAGCCTGTCTACCCCCAAATCCAATCCACCCATCACCGCTTTTACCTTGAGGAATACCTAAGAGATAATGAAAGTCTCCCCCTGACACCAACCAACCATCTAATTGAGCATTATTAATCCTGGCTACGTCGAAGTTAACCTCAGTATCAACTTTACCGTCAACGGTTCCTGCATAATGAATCGGACCTACCACCGAGACAGATCTTCGCTTCGTAGGATCTACATCGTTCTTAAAGACCTTGCAACTTCTGCTGCGTTTAGTGACAAGTTCGGTGAATGCCATTTTCGAGTCTCCCCCAAATATTTTCCGTTTCTTTTGGAATAGCTTCTTCAAAACGGGGATAATGCCGTTTAGCCATTTCCACACCGCCTTGATACGCATACCCCATTTGCGCTAACGCATGTGTAATATCCCCCTCTAATGTCGGACTGTCGAAATCCACCATCGGATAGCCCAATCGAGATAGCGGTTCGTACACGATTTTCCAGTTCTTAAGTCCTTCTTGACTCCACTCTTTACATCGTTTCATCCATGAGACAGGGGAACGAACCGTAATAATTGCTCCATTCAAGGGCCAATGATCTAACACAAGCGCAAGATATGGATGTTTCACTCCATAAGGCTCTCCCTCCATCGTCTGCAAAATATTCTGGTAGATACGTTTCTGCTTTTCTTCCCAGATAACATCCTTAATGAGTCCAGGGAAAATCTGAAATAGTCGATGGTCTTCACTCTTTATGTTGCAATTAGTTCCAAAATCAACACCAGCTTGACGTAAGCACTGAGCCAAACAGGTAGTACCTGTGTGCTTATGTCCTAATACCGCAATCATCTTATGCAGATCTGTTCTTCCATATAATATTTAAGGTAAAGTTTTACTTGAGTTCAAGCAATGGGGTTGAGTATTTTCTAATAGAAGGAGAGGTTAGTATTTTCCCTCTCCCCTAGTTCCTTAAAAGATTTAATCTATCAATTATGGTTTAGGGAACGCCTACTCAATCAACAGATTATGTGGAGACAATTTTTACGCGGTCTTCCCAATGGATCATTTCATCGTCCAATGCAGTTACTCCACCCGCCGATGGTCCGATAAGCTGCTCAGTCTGATCGAAATAGGTACTCACAAATTCCAATCCAGTTACCGCAGCCAATTTAATCATAGCCAAAGCCAATCGCTCTGGTGCTGTGTCACTTGCAGCCTGTGCAGGATCTA